TCGAGAGTCCGCGCTCGATATCCGTTGCTGCCATACCACGTCCCATCACGTCGCGTCGGTATAAGAAAAACCGCCCGGACCATGCGAGGTTCGGACGGTCTTACGTTCGATGGTGCCCCGTCTGCCTAGATTCTAGAACCGAGATCTGTGCCGTTGGGACCGTCGTGCTGCTCAGGATACCACGGGCGGCGTAGCAACACCTTTTCTCGAGAAAAAACCCGCCCGGGATAACCCGAGCGGGCCGCGGCTAGCGCCCGTTGATGCTCACGAGGCACAGGCCGATTGTCGCCACGGTGCCGCCGAAGAGCGCGCCGAGGACGAAAGCCAGCGCGATCATGCTAGTACGGGTTGCCGTCGGTGACGCAGACTTGGAGTCGGTCGAGCGGCTCGCCGCAGAAACCGGCGTAGTCGTCGCCGCCGTAGGTGGAGCCGTCGTCGCACACGGTGTCGAGCCATCCGGCGCGCGCGGTGGTCTGCGAGCGATACCACGCCTGCTTGTACTCCTCGCCGCCCGGGGTCACGTAGTACATGCGTACACCGTCGATGGTGTGGCCGGCGATGCCGGCGCAACCGTTCACGGTATCGTTGCGGTCGCCCTTGGAAACATAGTCAAGCCAGCCGTCCTCGATGGTGTGGACCTGATACTTGAGCGTGCCGCGATCGACTCGGGCGCAAAGGAGGTCGTGCTGTCGGCACGGGTAGCCCGCGAAGCCGTTGTCCCCGGCGCCGAAGTCGGTCACCTCGTCCAGCCAGCCGCCGCCCTTGAGGTGGAGGGAGTAGTGGACGGGGATGCGCTTGCCAGATGCCTTCGTGAAGCCGCCGGATGCCGCCTGAGAGGGCTTTGCCGCGGCAGGCTTAGCGGCGGTGGAGGGGGCGGGTGCCTTGCCGCCCTTCATCGCGTCATACCACGCCTGAGCGCGCTGCATGTAATGGTCGCGCTGGGAGCCCGCAAGCTCGCCGGGGCAGGCCGTGGCGCTCCAGTAGCGGTGCGGGAACACGTTCTTGCACCACTCGGGGCGACCGAGGCCGTAGTACAGGCACAGGGCCGCGACAAGGTGAGCGCCGCTCTCGATTGCCTTCTCGTGGACGGTCCACGGGTTGCTGCCGCTGTTGGCGTGCTCAATCGAGATGGTCGTGTCGTTACCGCGTCCGGTGCCGATCCCGTCGCCGCAGGCGTAGGCGCGGTCGGTGTCGTTGACGTGCTGCACGATGTGGCCGTTGCGGTCGACCGAGTAGTGGGCAGAACAGCCGTTGGCACCCCAGATGCCGTTGCACTGGCCGGCGTTGAGGTCGCCGGCCATGTGGTGGATGGTCACGCCCTTGATGCCGAACGGGCGGCCTGCGGAGAAGTTGCGCCCCAGAAGCTTGTACTCGTCCGGCTGGACGTTCGCGAAGTCTGCCATGTTAGTCCTCCTTGATGTCGCCGAGCGCCAGCAGGGCGTCCAGCCATTTGTCCGTGATGCCGACCGATTTGAAGGCCGCGTAGGCCACCTGCACGCCGCCGACAGCGGCGAAGATGGACGTGACCCACGCCGAGGGTTCGGTCGGGACGCCGCCCGACATGGCCGTGAGGGCGCCGCATCCCGCCGAGACGGCGATGGCCGTCCAGCGGGCGACGTTGCCCGTCATCGCCTTCGTCTTGATGGCCTGCACGATGTACGGCACGACCAGGACCGTGCACACCGTGAGGCCCGCCTGGATCTCATTCATTCGATTGCTCCTATCTGTCGGATTCCTTGCTGTAGATAAGGTCGACGCGGTCGCAGATGTGGTCGACCTTCTCGGCCATCCCCTGGCTCCTCGCCTGGCTGTGCGCCAAGTCCGCGTGCAAGACCTCGTTGGACGCCACGACGGACTCCATGAGCGTCTTCATCGCCTCCATGAGGCTGTTGCTGCGCTCCATCTGCGCGGCGATGCGGCCCTCCATCTGCGAGCGCTCGCGGTCCCGCTGCGCGCGCTCGTCGACTTCGGCCTGCTTGCGCTCCTCGCGCTTGAGGTCGAGCTCGCCCTTCCGCTGGTTTTGGCGTTTGTACTCCTCAAGAAATTGTTTCCCGAAGTAGAACGCAACGAGCGTCAGGAGCACGCCGCCAAGCCAAGCCGGTCCGTAAGGCGCAAAAAGTTTGAGCACTTCCATCCTGGGCGCCCTCCTTCCGCCTATTCGGCCGTGTACTCCTCGCCGGTGATCTCCTTGTACTCGTCGGCGGTGATCCACTTGCACTCGACGGCCTTGTGTACTCGCGCCTTACTCCAAAGGGGTCGGTCGTAGTACTTCTTGACGAGCGCGAAGTGCTTGGAGTGCTCGTCGGTCTTCTTCGTCGGCATTACTGGTCACCTCCGACCGTCATGAGCAGGTAGTCGATGTTCGCCGTGTTCTGCTCGGTCTGCGTCGGCTTCGACGCCTGCTCGCGCATCTGGCCGAGCAGCGCCGGCACGTCGGGCGTCTCGCCTCTGTCGTAGGCGGCGAGCGCCGCCGTGTAGGCCATCTTCTTGGCCTTCTGCTCGATGTACGAGTCGTCGTCGATGACGCCCGCCTCATGGGCCGCGTCGGGGTCGCCGAGCTGCGAGAGCAGGTTTCGCAGCGCGTTCACCTCGGCCTGCGTGCCGTTGTCCACGATGTCGGGACGCTCCTCCTCAGTGTCCATGCGGACTCCTTTCTGCTAGGGGATGTGCGGACATCGTATCGGCGGCGTGAGACTGGCTGGCACCGACGACGAGCTCGACGAACAGCCGGTCGAAGTCGCGCACGACCCAGTGCACGTCCATACGGAACCTCGGCCTGCCGTCGCCCCGTTTCCGCTCGAGAGACCCGCGGAACGACATGTAGGAGACGTACGCCTGCTCGAGCGTCATGCTTCCCTCGGCGACCATGCGTGCATGTGTGCGCAGCTTTCGGCGCTCGCGTGCGAGGGACTTCGGTATCGGCGTCACGACGATCCTGCCCGACTCGGTGAAGCGGAACCGCTTCTTGAGGAACGTGAACCCGCGTGTGAGCTTCACCACCCTTGTCTTCCTCTCGTTGATGGTGATGCCGAGCGATGAGCACAGTGAGCGGGCGGCGTCGAGGAACCGCCAGAGGGTCTCCTTGTCGAGCGCTATGAAGTAGGAGTCGTCCATGTACCGGCCCGACGCCTCGATTCCGCACCAGCGCTCGCCGAGATGGTCGAGCGGGGACGGTATGGCGACGGCCAGCGCCTGGTTCGGCTCGCTGCCGAGGCCGAGCCCGATCCTGCCGTTCGCCTCTATCTGCAGGCGCATGAACTCGACGGCCGCGGGGTCTGTGAGCGTCCGCCTCACGAGGTCCAGCGCCGTTCCGTGGTCGATTGTCCCGAAGTAGTCGGAGAAGTCCATGAGCAGGACGTAGCCCTCCGCGCCGTGCCTGCGGTAATGCTCGGCGAGCTGCCCCTTCAGGCGCATAAGGGCGTAGTCCGTGCCCCTGCCGCGCATGTTGGCCGCGCATCCCGGCGTGAGCGTCGGCCACACCGCCGGGGCCATGACCGCCCTCGTGACCGCCTTCTGTATCACGCGCTCGGAAAACCGCGGGGCGGCTATCGCCCTGTCCTTCCCGCGCTCGATGACGTGGAACCGGACGAAGCCCTTGCGGATGTCGTTGCCCGCCAGGAGGTCCCGGCGTGCGTAGAGCGAGTTGCGCAGGGAGTGGATCATGTATCGCTGGACGCTTGCCTTCCAACGGACGCCCTTGGCGGCGTCGCGTGCCGCCTCGTGGATGTTGTCGAGGCGGGCGGCATTGGAGATGGTGAGGGCCGCGCAGCGCTTCGCCATGTTCGCGGCCCTCTTCGCATCGCGCCTGGCTCTCCTGGCCTTTCGGCGCTCATCGCTATTCATGATGGCATCCCGCACGGCCTGCGCCTATGGGCGCCGGCGTTCCCAGGCCGCTTAGGGAGGAGCAATGAAACCGCGTCGAGCGCCGAAGCTCGCGGCCATGCAAGGAGCGGACTGCCCTCCCAGCGGGATGCGTCTTTACGGGCGCGTGCCCGAACGTCGGCCCTTCCTTCCTCATGTGCTCGGAGCCCCGCGCACCGGCGGGGCTGTCTGGCGAGTATGAGCAATCCCACGCGCGGGCGAATCCAGTCGTTCGTGGCATCGTTGTAGTTGGCGTTGCCGTTGTTGTTGACGTAGCAGACGTTCGCAGACGAGCCACCCCTGACGGAACGGAGCCACCAGTTGTAGCGGTTAACAAGGGACGACGTCCTGCCATTCTACCGCGCCCCGATCAGCTTGACGCCCTTGCGTGCGCCCTTGAGCAGCTTTATCTCGGAGTCGATGAGCTCCGCCATGCGCTCGAATGCCCCGGCGTGCTGCGTGTCTCCCTTTCTGCGGTACACCTCGAGGTACGCCTGCGCGTCCTGGTACAGCTGCTCGCAGTCGGCGACAGCCAGCGTGAGGAAGCGCTTGCGTGCCGCGACGTTCTCGGCCGTGTTCGGGTAGAACGCCTCGGCCTTGACGATGTTATAGACGACGCTGCGGGCCGTCTCGGCCATCGGGACGGCGAACGTGAAGCGCTGCGATTTCGGGATGGCGCTCGACGTGATGATGCCCAGCACCTCCACGCGCAGCTCGATGGCCGCGTTGTAGAACTCGCGCTCGCTCAGGTTTCTAAGCCTCTCGGGTACTCCGCTCAAGGCGATGCTCCTCTCTCGTGACATGAAAAGGCGCACGCGCGAGGCGTGCGCCTAGATGGGTGTCCTGTACGGTCCGCTTCGCTACCCTAGGAGGAAGCCCACGCGCGGGCGAACCCAGGCGTACGTGGCAACGCCGCAGTCGGCGTGGCCGATGCCGACGACGCAGCAGAGGCTCGCAGACGAGCCACCCCCGACGGAACGGAGCCACCAGTGGTAGCGGCTACCGTTGAGTCGGTGCGCTGTGTCCTTGAAGAGGTCGAACTGGCAGTCGAAGCCGACGGAGTAGCCGGGCGTGCCCCAGACCGGGCAGCCGTAGACCTCCATCTCGGAGAGCGACCAGACCTTGCCGATGTCCTGCCAGCTCCAGTTGTTGGAGTCGGTGAGCGCACCGGAGGCGCTGTAGCGCTCCTCGAGCAGGATGCGCTGCGTGAGGAGGTACTTGGTCAGGCCCTCGGGCAGGCACGCCTCGAAGGCCGTCTCCCACTCCTTGAGCTGCGAGCACAGGTACGGGTTCTTGACGTCTGCCGTGCCCTGGTTTGTGTTCGTCTTGTTCCACGGGATGTACGAGGAGTTGGCGACTCCGGCGTAGGAGGAGCTGACCGCGATGGGCGCGGAGGCCACGAACGCGATGTGGTGTCCCTTGCCTCGGTCGTCGCACCACAGGTACGGGTCGATATGCGCGATGACGAATCGCACGGACTGCTGGCCCGCCACGCCTGAGGCGGAGACGAGCGGCACGTCGAGGTAGTCGCCCACGCGAAGGCCGGAGAAGTTGTTGGCGGCGATGCGCTTGTGCAGCGCGTCGTAGACCGTGCCGCCGCCGATCTCGCCGGCGAGCAGCGTCGCGATGCTCTGCCCGCCGTACTTGCCGATTTGGCCCTGGCGGTTGTACTCGGCGTTGTTGAGCGCCGTCTGCGCGTTGCTGCGCGCGGTATCGTCGATGACGTTGAGCGGCTGGCCGCCTACGACCAGCGTCTTTGCATTTGCCATTTATCCTCCTTAGGAAAGGGTTACCGTGCTGCCCGATACCGAGCACGTGCTGCCGAACGTCACCGTGTCCCCGGATACCGACGCCTTGCCGGCAGGGCAGTAGACCGTGCCGTCCATGTAGATGAACTTGTCTGTCGCGTCGGCGAGCATCGTCGCGAGCTGGCCGTTCTGGCGGCGCAGCTCGGCGATGTCGGACTCGCCGGCGGCGCCCTGCGCCGCCGCGTTCGCGATCTGCAATGCCGCGCTTGCCGCCGCATCGGCCCTCGACGCCGCACCGCTAGCGGCGGATGCCGCATCGAACGCGGATTGACCGAGCCGAGATAGCTCAGTGCTCCACTTCCTGTAGAGCTCGTCGAGCTCCTGGTCGTAGCTGACGGCAGGCCCTGTTGTCCCGTCCACATTTCCCAGGATGACGAGCGCGAAGTCCTCGGTAGTCTCGGAGGCCCCGTTGGCGTAGAACTCGAAGTAGGCCAGGCGGCATTTGCCGGTGCCGTTGACGGCCTCCGGCGCCAGCGTGGCGCTCACCGAGGCCGTGCCCACGGTCGCCGAGCAGCGCGCCCACGTGCCGTCGGCGTGGAGCACGCACAGGCGCGCGAGCTGGCACGTCGGGGTGTACGTCGCGCCGTCCACGGTGAGCGACGCCGTTATCTTCTGGGTCTGCGTCTCGCCCCTGCGCACGGTGACGCGCTGCGGGACTGTGCCCGGGCGCTTGCGCATGTCGAGCGCTATAGCGTGGTTGATCATTTGGCCTCCAGCGCCTTCAGGGCGGCGAGCGCGGCCCTGAATGCCTCGACCGGGTCGACGGCCTCGGTTCCCTCCCCCGTCTCGTCCGCCGTGGCCGGCTGAGGGTCGACGATGGCCGAGAGCGCGTCGAAGCACGCGACCGTGGCAGCGGTGCGCTTGTCTACGTAGGTTGGCTGCACGAACACGAAGTCCTTGCCCTGCGAACACGGCTCCGACACCTCCGACGCCTTGACCACTTTGCGCGTCCCATCGCTCATGACGGCGATGAATACCATGCCGTTCTTCTCGGCCTCGGCAAGCGCTTCCGCGTCGTAGCATGTCAACTGCCCCTCGACGTTGCCAACAGGGTCATGAGCCATGTAGTCGACGATGTATGCCATTTGCATTCCTCTCTATCCAGTCGTTCCGACAGTTGAATACGATGTGAAGAGACCGTTGATCGTGTTTATAACGAAGGTCCCGAAATGCCATCCGACCGTGCCGTCGTGATTGTCGTGCACCTCTGAGACCAAGGGTTGAGACACGGAGCCGGTTCGTCCGTAGGTCGTGGTAACGTTGCGGTCGGACGTCGCTGCAGTGGAGATGATTGGAGATGATATGCGAACACTTCCCTGCGCCTGCATCTGGATTCCGTAATAGACGGCCCCCGTGTCCGTGTCACGCATCGACGCCGTGTAGTCGATGTATCCGACTTTTGTCGGGGTGCTTCCATTGGTGGTGCGGTAACCGGCGAGCTCGCCCGCCGATGTGAGCATGGTGTACCAATTCGTGTAGCCGCACTTGAACGTCCCGTTTGCCGTGATGTTGTTGGCGGTCATGTAGTTTGTCTTGAGCGTACCGGTGGTGAGATTCCAGCTGTTTCGACCGAGCTTATCGGCTATGGTGCCGGTGGCCATGTACGAGGCGTTGATGTACACCCTGTCGTTCTGCATGTAGATGCCCTGCTCGGTTCCGCCTTTCGTCAGGCGGTCGAACATCTCCTTCTGGTCCATCTGCTCGTCGTAGGCGCTCAGGATTCCGTCTGCGTAGTCCGCCGCGTTCTTCTGCTCGATGGCATGGCGCGCCCCGGTCGCGGCATCGGCGTAGTCCTTGACCGCGCTCGAGTAGGCTCCGTATGCGGCGTCGTACTCGTACATGGCGGCCTTGAGCTCCTCGGCGGTCTTGCACTTGATCACCTTGTCGACCTTGTCGGTGAAGGAGCCGTACGTGCCGCCCTCGTCGGTCGTGCCGAAGGCCTTGGTGTAGCGCGGGGCGAGGACGGAAGAGAGGAACTGGGCACTGAGGGCCTTGTTCGACTTCAGCGCGTTGTACTGGCTCGTGAGTTCCTCACGCTCCTTTTCCACGTCCTGCTTGGCCTTCTTGACCGCCGCCGCCTCGGCTTCGGTCACGATGCCGTCCCTTGCGAGGTCCTGCACCGTCGTGTCGAGGCCGTTGAGCGAGCCCGTCAGGTCGTGCGCGCTCTGGTAGGCCTTGTTGTACGCGGCCTCCAGCACCGGCGCCGTGTGGGTTACGGTGCCGTCGCCGTAGGTGACGCGCTCCATCGACCAGATAAAGTATCCGTTCGCCCACTCCGGGATGCTCTCGGACCAGCCGAGCTCGGGGTTCTGCATGTTAATCGGCGGCACGCTGTCCGATTGGTTCATCGCGTACAGCTTCACGCGCGACGCCACCACGGCGTCGGTCGTGGCGATGTCCTTGTCGCCAAGCTTCGCGCCGGGACCGATATGCAGCTCGCTCTCGTCAAGGTTCCAGTAGTTCTTGCCCGCCTTGTCCTGGATGGTTCCGGCCTTGATGAGGTCGCCCATGAGCGTGCCGACCGTGATGAGGTCGGCAGTGAAGCCCGCGCCGGTACCGAAAGTGCGCCAGTCCCACGAGCCGTCGGCCTTGCAGCCGGAGGCGATGCGGAAGCCCTGCGAGCACAGCTGCATGGCGCTCCCCTTGCCCGTGGTCGAGCGGCCGTTGGCATCGAGCGGTACGGAGGCGTAGATGGTCCCCTGCTCGAAGCTGGTGAACGTGTAACTGTTGCCGTTGAGGTTGAACTGGGCGTTGAGCCCGTCGACCACCTGCTGGAGGTAAGCGGGCGGCGTGGATGCCGCCACGTCCCAGCTGGAGGACCGCTTGGACAGGCTAGACACTTTCTGCTGCTGTGCGAGCAACATGTCAGCGATTGTCTCGGTCACGTTGCCGAGCGTCACGCGGACGGTGCCGCCGAGCTGGTCGGTGACGAGCTTGGTAACGCGGCCCTCGCATCGGAGCGCCGGGCTGAATGCCGTGTCGACGATCTGAACGTCGTCGCCGACGGCCACGCCCTCCCAGTCTCGCCCAAATTGCATGAGGTCGACAGCATCGGCCTCGTAGGTCATGCCCGGCTCATTGTGGTCTTTAAGATAAGCGCGCGTCTCGGCAAGAAGCGTCGCCGCATCCTCGCACTCTGAGTTCTCGTACTGGCCGAACACGTGGGCGTGCCCGCCATTGCCGTCCGGTCGTCCGTACAGCTTTAACGCCGAGGCGTCCTCAACATAGTTCTTCCCGCCGTTTAGGTCGCCGAAGGTCAGCTTGCGTCCGTATCCGCCGGCGTCGGTCTCGATACCCTTGCCGTAGCCGTAGCAGGCAGTGATCGCCCCGTAGTGCTCGGTGCGTGATACCGATGTCAGGTCCTTGGTGTAGGTGAACCGGCGGTGGCCGCCCTTCGCGCCTCGGTGCGAGCGGATGCCCACCCTGCGAGATGTCACCCTGCCGCCGGATACGGTGATTTCAGTCTCAAGCTCACCGCCGCATTTCAAGATTGACTGGAGCGCCTCGCGCGCCGAGGTGTGGTAGAAGGTCAGGCCCTTGTCGACGGTGCCGGTCTGGTCGACCGTTCCGGCGGTCCAGCGGGTCGGCCCAAGGCAGACATTCAGCGCCTGCAAGAAGCCGTAGCCGTAGGGGCGCTTGTCCTCGATATAGTCGCCGTACGTCTCGCAGATTGAGTTGATCGCCGTGTCCGTGTAGACCGTATCGCCTCCGGCGTGGAGGCCCTTGGGGTCTTGGCAGACGTGCTCGTGGACCTTGCCGAGGCGGTCGACCCACACGAGGCGGTAGCCCTGCTTGAGCGCGAAGGTCGTGACGATGTCCACGCTGTCCTCGCCGTTGAGCGCGTCGGTATGGGTGAGGGAGAGCAGCTCCTCGGGGCCGATTGTCGATACGTAGGCGTCCTGCCACGTGTATACGTCAATTCGCACCTAGAGCCACCTCTCCTCCCATTCGAGCGTCGCGGTGCCGCCGCTCGTCTTGATCTGCTGCACGCCGTCGAGCGAGAAGAAGTCACTCGCGACGGTCACGGGCCAGTCCGCGCCGTTGACCGTGCAGCGCTCCGCACGCATGTCCAGCACGACGGTCTGTGCGCCCGTGAACGACGCCTCGACGCGGACGAACCGCCCGGTCGAGACGTTGGTGATTGTCCAGCTCGAGCCTGCCGGGGGCCTGCACGTGACCGTAGGGTAGGCCCTGTAGTTGCCCCCGGCGGCGACGGCGCGCTGGGATGCCGTCACCTGCTCGGAGCGCCGCTGCCCGTAGGCGGCGGGGTCTGCACAGTAGAACCCGAGCGTGAGATTCGGCATGTGTGCGTTGCGCCCCTGCTCCGCCCCTCCCCTGTAGCGCGCGAGCATGTAGCGCTCGGGAGCGTCGTCGAGCACGAGGGCCTTCTCGCCGCCGGACAGCGCCGAGGCGAGCACGGCCCTTGCCTCGGCGACCTCGTCGAGGGAGCCGCCGACGATGTTGCAGTCGACCGAGACCTCGACCGGCTCTAGGCCGGAGGCGCGGACGTGCGAGCCGTCCATGCCCGGGACCTCCGTCTCATCGAGCCGCACCTTGGGGACAATCGGTCTCGTGACCTTGGTCACCAGCAGGTACGGCGTGAGGTCGATTCCGCCGAATATCATGCGAGCCCCCTTGCGGCGAGCGTGTGCCTTCCGCGCATCGCGATGGCGGAGGAGACGCGCTCCGAGTCGATGTACAGGTTTCCGTCCTTGTCCCGGATCTGCTCGAGGACGGACAGGATGCCGGCGAGGGCGTCGTCGGAATCCTCCTCGGGACGCGCCGGAGTGTAGACCGCGGACGGAGCGACGGTCAGGCCCGTCGAGAGCATCCCCTGCGCGGTGTCCATGGCGCCGCTGATGGCGGAGACCACGGTGCCCGTGCCCGAGCCGATGCCCTGCGCCCAGCCCTGCATGAGGGCCTTGCCCGAGAAGGTCGTGTAGCCGTGGCCGGAGAAGGGGCCGACCTTAGCCGGCGAGAACGGGAAGTACGAGCGAATCTTGGAGACGGCACCGGATACCGCCGATGTGACGGAGCCGATTGCGGACTCGATGCCGCTCCTGAGGCCATTGAGGATCGCCTTGCCGGAGCTGACGAGCCACGAGCCGGCACCGGAGAAGAAGCCCACGATCTTGTCCTTGATTCCCGTCACCGTCGTGTATACGGAGTTGATTCCGCTGGACGCGGCCGACTTGATGCCCTCCCAGATGGACGAGCAGGCGCTCTTGATGCTGCCCCACATGCTCGACCACGTGGAGCTGATGCTGTTGAGCACGGAGCTGATCACGCCGCTGACCTGATTAATCGCCGAGTTGACGGCGAACTTGATGCGTCCCCAGACCACCTCGGCGAAATCGCGGACGGTGTCCCACACGCTCGACCAAATCGAGCTGATTCCATCGAGCGTGGACGTTATCACGGACTCGACGACCCCGATGGCCGCTCGCACGGCGAACTCTATCTGCGACCAGACGAGCTCGGCTACCGACTTGGTGGTGTTCCAGACCGTATCCCAGTCTCCGCTTATCGCGGCGGTGACCGTGGAGATGACTGTCTGCACCACGGCCATCGCGACCTGGACGGCAGTGGAGATTGCATCCATCACGCCGGTCAGGACAGCGGAGATCACCGGCCAGACCGCGTTCCAGACGGCGGAGATGATGCCCATCGCCACCTGAATCGCGCCCTGGATGAGCGGCATCGCCGCAAGCACGGCGGACAGCACGGACTGCACGGCGGGCATGGCGATGGCGACGAGCTGCGAGACGGTTGTCATCACGTCCGCGATAACACCGACCAGGAAGCCGATGACCGGCGACAGCGCCTGCACGATGCCGAGCACCACCTGTATGCCGGTGGAGAGCACCGGCAGCACGGCCTGCGCGATGTTGAGCAGCGCCGTGCCGATTGGCGCGATGAGCGGCGCGATGAACCCGATTGCCGCCTTGATGCCGTTACCGACGGACGTGGCCACGCCAAGGATGGCCTGAAGCGCCGAGCAGATCTGCGAGGAGTCCAGCTTCGGCAGCTTGATACCGATGCCGGCGAGCGCCCCGACGGCGATGTTCCACGCCGTGGCGAGCGCCTCGGACACGATGGGCGTGAGCACCGACGCGATGCCGGAGAGCGCCGCGGGGAGCGCCTTGATGATGCCCTGCCCGATCTGCGCGACGCGCGGCGCGATGTTCTTGGCGACCGCGCCGACGGACGTGAGCAGCTGCTCGGTGAGCTGCGAGAAGTCCACGTCGTCTCGGCCCAGACCGGTGAGGAAGTTCTCCCACGATGCCTTGGCCATGCCGATGGAGCCGGAGATGGTCGTCGCGGCCTCCTTGGAGGTCGTGCCGGTGATGCCCATCTCGGACTGCACGGTGTGGATGGCCTCGACCACGTCGGCGTAGCTGTCGATGGTGAGGTCGGCGGTCTTGCCCTGCGCCGCGCGCAGCTTGTTGGCGTCCGCGATGAGTCGCTCCATCTCGGACTTCGTGCCGCCGTAGCCCAGCTTCAGGTTGTCCAGCATCGTGTAGTTTTGCTTGGCAAAGCCCTGGTAGGCGTTCTGGACGTCGGCCATGTCCGAGCCCATCTTGTTGACGTTGTCCGCCATGTCGCCCATCGCCGTGTTGGCGGACTCGGCGGCCTTCGCCACGTCGCCGCCGCACGAGCTCACGAGCGATGCCGCGAAGCTGGTCGCCTGGCTCATGTATTGGTTTGCGCTCATGCCGCACGTCTTGTACGCTTCCGCGGCGTATCCCTGCAGTTTGCCGGACGCGGAGCCGAAGAGCGTATCGACGCCGCCGACCAGCTGCTCGTAGTCGGCGTATGCGGATACCGCGGCGCCGCCGATTGCGGTCACCGCCGTGGTGAGCGCGCCCATGCCAGCCGCGGCGACGGTGCCCACGCCCCTGGCGACGGTGCCGAGCCCGCTCAGCAGCCCGCTGGAGCGCTTGACCCCGCCGTCCACGCCGGAGGTCATCGAGTCGCCGAATGACTTTCCGGCCTTGGAGCCCGTGTCGCCGAACTCCGAGCAGATGCTGCCGGCGAAGCCCTTCATGGACGGCATGAGCGTGATGCACGCCGAGCCTACGCTGGTAGCGCCCTTAGTCGCCATCCCGTCCTCCTAATCCTAGAATCTCGTCGATTTCCGCCCTGTTCGCGAGGGCGTTGCGCTGGTGCCTCTTGAGCTCTGCGAGCTGCCCGGGCGTCTTGAGCGGCTGCGGCTCCTGCGGCGGCCGGTGCTTCTTGTCGCTCAGCCCCCACGCGAGGCTCCTGAGCTGGTGCTCGATGCGCCAGAGCATGTACGTCTCCTCGCTCCACTTGAGCTCCGGGTACATGCGGCGCGCGCACCTCGACTCCTTCGGCAGCTGCTCCCACAGGAGGGCGGCGCGCCGGAGGTCGTCCGGTCCGCCCTCGAGCGGGAGGTCGATGCCGTAGTACTGGCGGAAGTCCGCTACGACTTCTGCGCGGTGCCCTTCGAGCTCGAGGACGAATCCTGGGAGTTTTTTGCCTTCGCCGCCTCGAATGCGGCCTGCATGAGCACGCCGGTGAACTCGACGGAGCCGCCCAGGCGCTCCATGTACTCCTCGTCATGTCCGGCAAACACGCGCTCGAATGCATCGAACATGCCGGCGGGCTCGGTCTCGCTCTTGGCGAACTGCTTGTTGGTCTTGTAGGAGGTGAGCTCGTCGTAGTCAGCGGTGAACTCCCCCTCGATGCCTGGGATGGTGAATGTGAGCTCGGTCATTACTTGTCCTCCGCGGTCTCGGCGGCCTTGGCGGCAGCGGTCTCAGTGGACTGGATGTAGTCGTAGCAGGTGTTGCCGGCAACGTCCGTGAGGTACTTGACCGTGAGGGCGCGCGCGGCGAGCTCGCCGACGGCGAGGGTGAGGTCGTCCAGCTCGGAGGACTGGGCGTTGGGGACGACCTTGCGCCAGCGTCGTCCGTCCTTGAGCACGAGCTCGAGCACGGCCGGCCACGTCTCGTCGGAGTTGCCGTTGTGCTTGACCGTGATCATGCCCTCCTCGTCCTTGACGTTGTCGGAGCCGTACATGACCTTGAGGGTGGCGGCCTTGATCTCGGCGAGCGTGAGCTGTGCGCTCTCGACACGGGAGGTCTGCGGCGAGGCCATGAGGTCGCCGTTCATGTCCTTGATGTCCTCGGAGTCGGTGTCGAGCGTCTCGACGTAGCCGTCCTCGCTGATGTAGCCGAGGCATTTCCACGCAGCGGGCAGCGCGGTCTTGTAGTCGGTCGGCAGCTCCGTTCCGGCGGGCGCGGTGAAGATGTAACCGCCCTTTACTCCCTTGGCGCTGGAGACGTTGGCGACGTTGTTTTTGTTGCTTTCTGCCATGATTGCTCCTTATTCGCAGATGGTCAGGTTGATGTTCGTCTGGTATCTGGGAGCCCCCGTGTCGGGGTCGTCCCATCGGTACGTGCCGTCGGGAACGGCCGAGAACACGTTCGGCTCGTCCTCGATGGCGGCGCACGCCCGCTCGACGGCCTCCGCTATCTCGCGTGCGCGCCTGCGGGTCTTCGCCCACGACGTGGCGAGCACTCGCGGGGACTGGATGAACCTCGTGGCGCCCGTGGCGGCGAGGGTGACCTGGACGAACTCATCGGGTCTCTCGCGCGGCACGTCGGGCACGCACTTGATGCCGGTCGCGTGCATGAGGCGCTCGGCCACCACCCTCTCGATGTCCATCAGTCACCTCCGAAGATAGCCTGCAAGCGGTTGTGCCTGCGCTCGCTTGCGCGCGCGTGCTTGCTCGCCGCGTATATGAGCCGGCCCTTCGCGAGCTTTCCGCCGATTGTCTCGGCCCCGTAGCCGTCCCCGCCGTACTTCTGCGGCAGCGATGCGTTGGCGGACGCGACCACGGCGTCGGCCCTCTGGTCGAGCATGCCCTGCACGCCCCCGCCGTTCATGACCTCGGCGTATCCGCCGCGGTTCCACTTGAAGTTCTTGAACTTGACCTCGCACTTCGCCTTAGCCATCGGTTCGGGTCACCTCGCAGGTGAGGTCCCAGGGGCCGGGCGTGTTGGCCGCGGTGTATCGCTTGGGGTCGCCGACAACCTTGTAGTCGGTGCCTCGCACCGTGACCGTCGCGTCCTTCAGGGACACGTCCGCGCCCTTCGGGAAGCACAGCGTGTAGGCGACCGTCGCGCCGTTGGGGCGCGTCGAGTCGAGGTCGGCGGTCGCGCCGGGGCACACCACGACGTTGTCGACTGCCGTCTCGGTCACCGTCTCGCCGGTGGGCTCGCCCAGCTCGTCGAACGACTGGGCCGCATTGCGCACGGTCACGGTCTCTCCTGATATGAGGCACATCATTCGGTCACCCCTCCCCTCTCCAGCGGCGTGAGCGACCCGAGCGCCTGACCGGTGAGGCCGAGGCGCCTGAGGTCGCTCTTACCTAGGTACATATCGCCGAGCGCCGAGCCGTAGGTCACCGATGCCGTATAGATGCCCGCCCCCTGGCTGTACTGCGTGGCGCCGGCCATCGCGGACGGTGCCGAGAGCACGCGGTTGACGAGCAGGCAGCACACGGCGGGGGCCGCTCGGTCGAATGCCGGGCACGCCCCCTCGGTGTACTCGCCGATTCGGTCCTCGAATGCCGCGAGCATCAGGTCTGATGCGTCCTGCAGCAGCACCTCGGTGCGCGCCGAGTCCGCGGGCTCGCCGTAGCGGGCCTTGTAGTCGTCGACGCTGGCGAGCGCGACCATCGCTACTCGGCCTCCATGATCCCGGCGTCGACGAGGGCCTGCACGACCTTCGCGACGGTCGGGCTGGCGCCGGGGTTGGCGACCTTCTTTGGCACGACGAGCGGCTTGCCGTCGGGCGAGACGAGCGCCACGTGCTGCGGGAGGATGCTGGACGCCTTGCCCGCGTCCTCCACGATGAACTTCTGTACCAGTTGAGCCATCTCGGTACCCCCTAGGCGCTCTTGAGGACGGCGAAGGCCTTCGGGTCGAGTACCGCGTATGCGAGGACGGCCTCGGTGCGGTAGGCGATCTGGTTGTAGCCCTTCAGGTCCTGGCCGGTGTTGTCGGGGTCGCCGTACTCGATGACCTCAGCGGTGATGTCGCGGACCATGCCCCACTTGATGGCGGAGAAGTCGCCCATGATGGCGGAGACCTTGGTCGGGGTCTTGGCGAGGCGGCCGTTCACGGTGCCGGACACGGCGGCGGGGATGCCGTCGAGGCTGCCCACGTTGAGGGACAGCGGCACCTCGGGGTACAGGCGCTGCCCGGTGGCGGGCACGCGCAGCTTGCGCAGCTCGGAGGCGAACTGGCGGCTCATGGCGATGCCGTTGATGCCGTAGTCGAGCAGGGCGTCGGAGAGGGAGTCGATGTCGTCGACCGGGGAGTCGGTCTTGGCGACGCTGTGGACGTCCTTGTCGGCGGTCAGGGCGGTGTAGCCCGTGAGGCCGAGGCCGGTCTTGGGGTTGATGGCGTGGTAGACGATGTAGTCGAGCGCGCGGCCCGCGGCGGCGGTCTGGTCGGCGATGATGTTGGAGATGATCTCCAGCTGGTTGTCCTCGTCGGCCCACTTCAGCTCGTCGGAGACGCGCGTGGTCGTGACGATCTTGGCGCGCTTTGCGACCACGGGGTCGGTGGAGATCTCGGAGCCGGACTTCTTGCCGCCCTCGGCGACGACCTCGGCCTCTGCGGTCGGGTTGAACACGAGGTAGGTCGTGTCCGCGAACTTCTGCGGGGTGCTGGGGCTCAGCGTGGCGATGGTGGAGGTGTCCTTCACCTTGCCGATGATGGTGGATACCACGCTGGACGGCAGCTCGATTTTCTGGGTGTCGTTTGCAGCCATTTCTGTGCCTTTCTTCGGGTTTGGCTTACTTCAGGAGGCGCTTGGCGAAGTCTCGCAGCGCCTCGTCCCCGCCCTTGCCGCCCTTGTCGAAGCTGCCGGGCTTCTCCACTCGCGGCGCGGGCTTTGTCTTGAAGGCGGCGAGCATCTTGTCGCACCATGCGACCATGCTCTCCTCGTCCTCGCCGACGATGAGCTCGGCGGGGACTCCCTTCTCCTGCGCGACCTTGGCGGCGGTCTTGGCTCGCGCCTCGGCCTTCTCCTTGGCATCGAGTCGCTTCTCGAGCTCCGCGACCTTCTCGTCGGCGGTCTTCTTCGCCTGGTTGGCCTCGTCGAGTGCGCTTGCCGCGCTCTTGTTGGCCTTGGCCTGCTTCTCCCACTTGCGGGAGTGCGCCTTCTCGGCCTCGTAGAGCGCCTTGTAGTCGGGCTCCTCGCCCCCGGTCGGCTCCGTACCGCCCGTGGGCTCCGTGTTGGTCTCTACTGCCATGTCGCGTCCTTTCCCGGACCGTGCGGCCCGTTGGGCAGGCCGTGCGGCCAAACCCGGTAGATGTGCGTTTCGGGGCCGTGCGGCCCCTGTCCCGGGAAGTGTCCGACAGGCGTGAGATTTGGCTTGTTTGGCGTTTTTCGGCATGAAAAAAGCCGCCCGTGGGCGGCTTTGCTGCTGTCGTTAGTCTGTTGGCGTTATGTCTTCGGCCACGAAGAACTCGTCGTCATACTTATCCGGGCCGTCTGGCGTCTCGAACTCGACCAGACAGTCACCGTTCTCGAATATCTCGATGATGTGTCCCCTGCGGCCATCCGGAACGATGACCTCGTCGTACTCCCTCATGACCGCCTCCCTATTCATCGACAAATATCGTCGTCAGTCTCATCTTAGCTGCTCCGTCTTCCTTTATCCAGCCGACCTTCACCTCGGCGCTCTTCCCGTCCTTGCCCGCCATCCTCATCCTCGTGGTGTACCTGTCCCCGTGAGGTGTCGTGTCCCTGTACTCGGGAGGGTTCGATGCGACGTGCTCGTACACCATCGCCCCGACGACCGCGGCGTCCCTGTCGGTGTATCCGAGATAGCCCTCGAAGGCCCTCGCCTTGTTCACGTCGCCGTTCTGCGATAGCGCATACCTCTCGAGTTTGGGCGCGGCTATGCTGTGCGTCTCGACGGAGCGCAAGACCTTCTCATAGTCGATGCGCTTGTCCGCGTACGCTATTTTCAGCACCCTCCTGTCGAACTCCGAGACCGGCTTTCCGTCCGCTCCCCTCATCTCGTCGATCTGCTTGAACTTATCCCACCTGTCAAGCAGCTCGTCGGGGTCGTAGCCCTCGACTTTGGTCCCTCGGCCCCTCTTGTCGAACTGCGGCACGACCTTGCAGCGGCAGTGCGCGTGGAAGTGGTTCCCCTCGCCGGCGGTCTTTGCGCTCTTGTAGACGAAGCCCCTGCTGGCGAGCATGATGCAGAAGGTGCACGTCTCGCCGCCCATCGGCACGCGCGCGTAGCGCAGGCCGTCGCGCTTGGCGTTCCTGCGCATGGTCTCGTTGGCGCGGCGGGACACCTGGTCCGTCGCCTTGGCGGCGACAGCCGATGCAAACTCCTCGCCCTTGCCCGCGATGTACTTGCCCGCCTGGTAGCGCACCTCCTTCTCGATGTAGCCCGACACGTCCGAGGTGTCGAGAATGGCTGGGGGCAGCTTCGCCCCAGACGCCTCGGCCATCTCGTCGTAGAGGTCGGCGGCGCAGGTCGACGCCGCGTCCCCGTAGACCGAGACGGCATATGAGACGGACTCGATTGTGAAATCGCGAACCCTCTCGACGGATGCGCCGGGAAACCTCTTCATGAATTGGGTCACGCGCCTGTACACAGTGTCGTAGGCGGCGTCGCCCAGCTTCTGGATGCGCGCGTCGTACTCACTGAGCGCCTGCCTGGTCAGTACCATCCTCGCCTCCGCCCACCATGGCGTTGACGATCTGGCGCGCCTCCGACTTGCGGGCGTCCGACTCGATGCGCTGGATCTGCTCGTCCGTGTAGTCGAGCATCTCGTAGGCCACCGTGGAGTTGGCGAGCTTGGGGAGCGCCTGCACCTGCTTGAGCAGCGCATCGGACAGGCTCACCGTGGACGGGTACGCCGGGGACAGGAATCGCGGGTTGATCTCATGCCCCGCGTCGCGCTCGGTGGCGAAGTCGGTGCCGTTCGCCACGGCGAGCGCCATGTAGGCCACGTTGCGCAGCGCCGTGCCGTTGTCGCGGTTGAGGTTCTTGGCGTCGATGACAAGAGGCTCGAGGGACGCAGCGATGGCGTCCGAGGAGGACGGGTTGTCGTTGGACACTCCGAAGAAGCTCACCGGCACGTTGGTCACGGCGGACATCTGGCAGGCGAGCTGGCGCAGGTACTCGGTGAGCGGGGCCATCTGCAGCTGCGCGGACTGCCAGACCGTCGGCTTGTCGCCGTCCGGGTCTTTCGTTATCTCGTTGACCGCGCCCATCGAGGCGTCGTACTTGTTGCCGTCGTTGAGCATCTTCTTGTAGGTGCCCAGGAGCCACGTCTGCGGCAGGGTCGCGGCCTCGGCGGCAACCTCCATGCGGGCGCGCTGGCGGATCGCGTCGTCGGTGATGCTCATCACGGAGCGGCTGATGCGCGAGGTGCCGAAGGGGCGCTCGAGCGTCGCGCCGTGCGCCATCGGCTCCATGAGGCAGCGCCCCATCGAGTGCTCGCGGTACTCGGCGACCCACGAGCCGCCGTCGCGCGTGAGCACCACGAGGCTGTCGGCCGTGAGCAGGTGCACCACGGTCGGCACGCGCTCGGCGTCGCCGGGCATCTTCTTGGACTCCGCCACGACGATGCCGGCCCTGATGGCCTTGCGAGCGTCGTCCCACAGGGCCGCAGCCGCGGTGGCGGGGTACGCCGAGATGACCGGGTAGCCTCCGCCGTCCGTCACGGTCCAGAAGCCGCAGCAGTGCTTCAGCTCGCCGATGAGGTTCTTGCGGTAGAGGCGCTCCAGCTGGTTCGACTCGCAGATGGCGCGGAGGGCTTTGCTCGTCTGCTCATCCGCGCACGTATAACCGTTGAAGATGGAGCGGTCGGCGAGTGCATGCACGGCCTTGCGGGGCCAGTCCACGCGCGGGTTGATCTTCTTGGCGAGGCTCGCCGGCATGGCGATGCCGAGGTCCTTCACCGACACGTGCCCGAGGTAGTAGTCCTCGCGCTCGAGGTTGCTTGTGCGGTGCTCGCGCCAGACGGTCATGAGCTCGCGGACGAGCGCCGCGTCGCCCGACTCCAAGCCTGCGGCGGATGCTACCTGCCCCGCCAGTTCCATATTCACTGCTGCCATCAGAAGCTGGCCTCCTGTTCCCTTCGCGGGTCTCGTTTCGTGGTTCTCGCCGCCCATAGGGCGAGAGATGCGGACTCGATGGGGGCTGCGATGGAGTCGGGGCCGTCCGCGAAGCCCCAGCCGTCCCTGCCGATGTCGCGCTTGAGCGACTTGCGCGCCGAGTCGTCGAGCGCCGGCGACTCGATGTGCGACAGCGTGCCCGAGTCGACCTCGTCCTTGAGCATCGACGCCGCAGCCTGCACGATTGCCGGGGTTCCCATCTCGAGTGCGCACTTGCTGAAGCCGCCGTCGAGCATCCTCCGCTTGAGCGCGTCCGCTCCTGACTTGCCGTCGATGCAGACGCACGCGATCTCCTCCCGGTTGCGCAGGAGCATGTCCGAGATCGCGACCGTTCCGCCCGACGCGCCCATCACGTCGTAAAGCTCGACGTAGGACGGGCCGTCCCTGTCGGCAAGCGCCCACGAGACGGCGGCACGGGAGCCGTCCGCGGAAAACTTCACGCCGAACGCGAGCTTTCCGCCAGTGGGCGCCGAGTTGCGCCGGCACCCGTCCCATTTCCCGGAGGACAGGGCGTAGAGGAGCGAGCCTCCCGTCTTCGCCCACCACCCGAGGCGCTCGCGCGCGAACACGTCGGGCTGCATCTGCTCGGACTCGCCCTTGACGGCCTCGTAGTTGAGCACGGTGCCCATGGACGGGTTGTACTCGTACCAGCGGGACTCGTCGTGGACGTCGCCTATCTCGTCCGCGCCCCACTCGATCCACGCCATCTCGGACTCGCCGTCGTGCACGTCGTCGTGGAGGTCGCGGAACACCGTGCCGACGTTGTCGGGGCCTGGCGGCGTTCCGAGGTAGATGGTCTGCGGGTTGTGCATCGCGCTCGCCGAGATTGCAGGCAGGGACGCCGCCTGCTGCGTGTCCGTGAGCTCCTGCGCCTCGTCGTAGATGAGCACGTCGTAGGTCTTGCCTCGCGCCAGCGAGTTGGTACGGGTGGTGAAGCGGATGAGGCCGCCGTTCTTGAGGCTGATGGCCTGCTGCCCGTTCGTCTTACGTACGGCGAGCAGGAGGTCGTGCAGCTCGGTCTCGTCTTCGTCCTCGAATGGCTGGGACAGCTCCTTGAACATCTGGTCGGAGGTGTCGCCGTGCTGGCAGGTGTACAGGATCTTCTCGCCGTTGAGCGCGCCGTAGAAGCACCTGGCGCGCACGACCCAGCTCTTTCCGTTCTGGCGCGGTATGGAGATGCCCAATGTGCGCAGAAGGTACTTGTCGCGCGCGTCGCGGGCGAGCATCGCGTCGAGCAGGTGCGGCTGCCACGGCAGCGGGTCGCCGAAGTATGCGGTCGCGAGCTCGCAGGCCATCTCACCGTCGCCGCTGAGGTCCTCCGGGACGTTAGCCTCGTATGTCGGCGTCTGCCTGGGCTCCATCAGGCGCCCGCCGCCTTGGCCTTGCGCTCGCGGTCGGCGAACATCAGGCTCAGCACCCTAGCGCCGTCGCTCTGCGGACGCGCCTGCTGCACCTGGATGGGCACCGCCTTGCGCGACAGTCCGAGCAGCTCGTTGAGCGCGCGTATCTCGGCGGTCGCCTGCTTGAGCACGGACACGGCGGGGTGCGGGCGCTCCATGATGGCGTGCCGCCCGTTCTTCGCCTTGATGGGCTTGTAGCCGACGGGGTCGAGCACCTTCACGGACTTGCCCCTGCTCATCGCGTCCTCCGCGGCCTTAGCCACGGCGTGCCAGTAGCACAGCAGCGCGAGGTTCGGCGCGTCCTCGTCGGAGAAGCGCCCCGATGCGGTGACGCTCGCCCAGATCTGCGATTGATAGTCGTCGGCTGCGACCGATTCCGGCATCTCCGGCATCCCGGCCTCCTTTCTCATGCCCGCATTGTGCGATGCGGGTGAGATTCGCGGCCTACCCCCGCCCTGGGGTCATGGGGCGGGGGGAAATCGGTCCTGTAGCGTGCGGGTGTCCGTGCACCCCCGGGGAGGGGCAATGCCCCCGCCATCGGCGGCTCAGCGCCCCAAAAAACAGTGAGGCGCAGCCGAGCAAACGACCGCGCCTCCAGTTTGGCTTTTCAGCCCCGCCTATTCAGTTGTCTCGAGCCTTCAGAACAGCCTCGTGCGCCTTATCTCGACGGGCCTCGCGTCGCCCGGCATGTGCTTGCCCTTCCTCTGGTTGCAGATGCGGTGCGCCGCGTCGAGGTTCGCGTAGTCCAGCACCGCGCCGCCCCTCGCCCTCGGCACCACGTGGTCGGCCTCGAAGCTCCACGGCGTGCCGGGCGGCAGGCTGTAGTCTATGGGCTGTCCGCATATGTGGCACGGCCTGCCCTCGGCGCGGAGCCTCGCCTTGAGCTTGCGCTCGGCGTTGCCGTTGGAGCTCCACGTCATGCCAGGCGCTTCCTCGCGAGGTAGTCCTTCTTCACCGACAGGGTCGGGGTCTCGTCGGTGCTTCCTACCTTGATGGTGAGCGTTATGGGCAGCAGCACGAACCTCTCGTCGATGTCCCCCGCCACGTCGTCCGCCATGGACTCCAGCAGTGCCGCGGCGTCGCGGAGCTGCTGCGCCACCCTCTCGCCGGCGCTCATGCGACCAGCCCCGCGAGCACCTGCCAGCACCACACGACGGCGGCGGCGCACAGCAGCACGAGTGCCGTCACGATGAGGCACCCGATGAGCTTGCCGGCCAGCCTTACGATCCCGTCCATTCAATCCTCCAATCTCACTCGCACGCCATGCGCACGAGAACGGTCAAAACCACGGCGAGCGCCCATGCGGACCTCGCCGCCCACGCCAGCAGCGCGGTGAGCGCCGCCAGCGGCATCAGCCACAGAACATGTCGCACGCTTCCTCCTGCATGTCCCTCATGTGGTCCGCTATCCACGGGAGCGCCCAGTAGGCGACGTCGCCCGGCTCCGCGTCCGCCCCGTCGAACTTCTCCCGGAAGGCGTCGTCGAACTCTATCTCGCAGATGCCGTAGTCGCAGCAGCACTCGTACATCTTGGTGCACTCGGCGCACGTGGGCTTGCCCTCGCCGAAGTGCCTGTCGATTGCCGCGTCGGTGCATCCGTCCGGGAGGTTGTAGCCCGGCTCACAGCTTGCCCCCAAGGCGAATCACCTCCTCGCGGTACATCTCGTACTGCTCGATGAACCTGCGCGGGTTCTCCGCGATGACGTCGAGAACCTCAGCGAGCGTCATCTTGCCTAGGGGGCGCCCGCCGTCCGTGAGCTCGCTGTCCGGCACGTCGATGATGTGGCGCTCAATGATCTCGAATCTCATTTTGTCTCCTGACTTGCAAGTGCTTTGGGCTTCACGATGTCCCGCGGGTCTTCGCCCATCGCATTCGCCAGATTGAGCAGCAGGTTCATCTTCACTTCCCTGCCGCCGCGGATGGCGTGGCTCAGGCTGCTGAGGTTCACCCCGGCGGCCCGCGCCAGCTGCTTCAGCGGGACGTGGTTGTCGATGCGCCAGTGCGCGATCTTGTCGGCGTCCAGAACGTACTCGGTCGCCATCGCCTGCACCTCCCCTCGCGCTTGAGCGTCTCCACGTTGCGGCAGGACCTCTTGAGCGCGCGAATCCGGGCGCGCCTCCATTTCGGGTCGAGCCTCTTGCAGAGCGCCCTCGCCTCGCGCCTCGCGCCGCGCAGCACGGGCACGAGGGCCTCGTTGAAGCTCGCCACCGCGTTGGCCATGATGGCGGCCGCGGCCCTCACGGCGGGGCCGTCCGGCCTCCACAGCTCGACAGATGGCGACAACACCGGCTTCATCTCGTTGTCAGGCATCTGTCAAATCCTCCCCACACCACGGGCAATACCGTGGGATCGTCTCAAACTCGGTCCAACTCGTGATATACGTGTCGTCATGCTCGTAATGCACGACGCCGAAGACGAGGTCGCACCTAGGGCAATGGACGGCGTCGACTGGGTCGACGTCCCCTATCGCGACCACCTCGTTTGTGTACACCAACTTGCGTGGCTTCCACTTCTGGTGCGACGGGGTCGCACCGCACGTCGGGCAATCGACCGGCCTTGCGAACTTAATGCGCTTCATCAAGAACCACCGCCCCGCAGACCGGGCATGAGTACCAGTCGAGCGGGAACGCCTCGGAGGTCACGACGAGCACGCCGTCCGGCCGGCCACCGGGCACCAGCACGCGGCATCCGCACTCTGAGCACCTGAACGACTCCTTGGTGTAGTCGGCGACGTTGTGGCATGTCGGGCGGTCGAATAGGTCTGCAAGGGCCGCGTACGTCTCGTTCTCAACCTCGTGACTGAACTTGCCGGCCACCTCGACACCGACTGCGCCTGCGATCACGTCGAGTGAATCAACGTGGCGGTATGCCCCGGTCGATGCTTCGCGCAGCTCAGCCACCGCTCGCTTGCGCTCCTTGTCGTTAATCATCGTCTCCCCCTTCCGGGTCAATGAGATCAGCGAGCATATCGAGGACAACATCGAAGTCATGGTAGTCCTCGAAGCCGACCACCACCTCGGCAAGCTCGTCGAAGAACTGCTCCTTGTACTGGATGGAGTGGCCGATGGTCAGGTGTCGCAGGTTCTCAGCCATCTCGCGTCGCTCTTCGCTAGTGAATGTCATCGAAACCAGCTCCAAACATACAGTCGTAGTCGCACTCCCAGGTCTCTCCGTCGCGGCTCATGGTCGCCCCGTACCTCGGAGTACCGCCGGTATCGTCGCCCCAGAAGTGGAAGTGCCATCCAAGGAAGTCGAACTCCTCGTCGTACTCGTCTGCGGCGTACCTCGTGTCGCCGTACTCCTCGTAACCGTCCCACCCGAACCTGCGGGAAAGGGCATCGAACGTGTATATGGTCGGCTTGTCCTCGCCGTCCTCCCACTCGTAGACCTCCGGCCAACCCTGCTTGTAGCACCCGACGCGGACATTGCCGTCGCCCATGACTCCATGGTGCGAGAACTCGAACCACTCGAATCCGTCATGGTGCTTCATGATGTTCGCGTACACGCGGAGTCCAGTAGGCAGGGAACCCTCGTCGGTGTCGTATACGCCTACGTCCTCCTTGTCGGTTCTGCGCTCGCCGTTGAGGTACACGAACGCGCCGTAGTCGCTGTATGCCATGGCTATACCTCCTTCGCCGCCGCCTCGCGGCGCTTTTCATCGGTAATCATTCGTCCACCTTGGATATGGCCAGCGCCACGTATTTCTGGGCAAGGCCCTCGAAGTCGTCGAGGATGTAGTCGATTCGGTAGACTTCACCGTTGAGCGGATGCCTGGCTGCTTCCCCGACGGCGTAGCCTTCGTTCGTGACAACGTCGAATACGATCTCATCGCCGACCTTGTAACCCCGGTCGTTCTTGCGAATCTCGAACGTCTTGGTGCCGTTCAGGACGGCGTCGGCGTATTGCTCTTGAATCTTGAGCCTGTGCGTCGCCATCAGGCCTCACCCCTCAGCTTGCGGATGCGGGATACGATGTCCTCAATCACTTTCGGAGAGCAACCAGTTGTTATATTGCTGAGAGAACAACTTTGACAGGTTCCATCCTTGCTGAAGTACGTGCAAGCGGTGCCTTCTGCGACGCATTTGTCCAAGTCCTCTTCCAGCTTCTCCCAGCTGTCGGGTTCGGTGAGGTACATGAGCTCGGCGTCGAGTTTCCTGCCCGCGTCCGTGACCGCGCGCCAGCAGTTCCCCCACTCTTTCTCGAGGTCGGAATCGACCGTGTACACCCAGTACACGATGTTTCGGGCCGTGCCGCCGCTGCCGTACAGCACCTTGGTATCTAGCGGAATCTCTCGACCGTCGGCATCCTTTGGCAGTTGAATCATCATTCCTCCTTATCTGGCGTTATACGCCCTCCATCCCGATCTGCTCGCACCACTGGTTGGCCATCGCCTTTGCGATGCCCGGTAACGTGCGGCTGCGAACCTTGGCGCGTTCGTGTGGCGGCAGATGCCAGGCGTCCGCGTACCATGCCGGCATGGAGTTGCCTGACTTGAAGACCTTGCGCGGCTCAGGCTCGACCTCATCAGTCGGCTTGAGCGGCTCGAGCCCCTTCAGCCACAGGCACGTCTTCTTTTCGAACGGGTCGCCGAACATGTACGGCTGCACGATTTGGTCCGGTTTGCGCCATCTTGTGCTCATACAGCCGACGGGGTTCTCGATTGCGACGTGCGGCGCATCGCACTTGGCGAACGCCATGAAGAACTCGACGGCGGCCTCACGGTTAGCCTTGCGCTCGCGCGCTCTGTCGCCGTACTTCCCCTCGTCGAACCAGCGGTTGCCGGTGACGGTGAGATACGTGCATGGCGGGTGCGCGATCACCAGGTCCCACCTGAGCTTGAGCATCTGGAGAGCGTCGACGTTGAGGTGCATGAGGTCGTGACCCCCCCCGCTTCCTCAAGGTCGCAGCTGTAAGCCTCGTGCCCCATCTTCCGGAACTCAAGCGCCACGCGCTGCGACTCCTCGCAGGCGATAAGAACTCGCATCTACGCCACCCTCTTCCTGACGACGGCCACGTCGTACATGCCCTCGAGGTAGCCGACGGCCCTCGCCGCGGCCATGTCTTGCTCGCGGCCGAGCTCATCCCATCCGCTCATCGCGACTCCCAGTAGTTGCACCTGGCGAGCCCCTGCGTGCGGTGCACGAACTCCGGGCGCCGCCCGCACTCGTACTCGGTGCGCTCCACGCCGTGGACGGTGCGCAGCACCGTCGCGCAGCAGTGCAGACAGTTCTCACAGCGCTCCTCCCGGAGTCCGTCCGCATAGATGTCCGGCCTCTCGTTCCCCGTCATCTGTATCCCCTCTTCCCGTACCTTCCGTCGTTCACCATGTTCCTTACGTGGCGCCGCATGTCCTGCGCCGCCTGGTCTCCCTCGGGCGGCAGCTTCCGCCCGCTCGCGCACTCGACGCAGTGGACGCGCCAGCCGCCGCGGTAGCGCTCGAAGTGCCCGAACCCGGGAGGCGTCCACCTGCCGCACTCGCGGCAGTAGCCGCCGTAGACGTTCCTAGCCATTCCCCTGCTCCTTCCTGTAGACGTCGCGGGCCATCGCCTCCGCGAGCTCGCGCATGTCGGTCACCTCGGCGCACTCCGCGCCGAAGAACATGCCGAGCTCGCCCCTCTTGTGCCTGTCGCACCGGTACGCCCGGCAGATCTCGGGCCTAGCGGCGTAGACCGCGCACTCGCGCCCGTCCGTTAGGTACGGGCACAGCAGGTCGTACTCCGCCCTGGGCTCGGCGGGCTCGATTCCGTTCCGGCGCACGTACACCTCGAGGCGCACCCGGTCGAACGGGCTCACGGGCAGGAAGCGCGAGCAGCACTCGCCGCAGCCCCTGCAGTCGCCCGAGTACAGGTCGGTCACGTCGTCGCTCTGGAGCCCGGCGTGGATGGCCGCGGCGATGGCCTTCTCGTCATTCATCGGCCCGCCCTGCCGCTCCTGTCGGGCACGGCGGCCTCTACTCGGCACTCTTGGCCACCTTCTTGTCGTAGATCTTCTTGAGGTCCCGGCGCATGAACCGGGTGAACTCCTCCTCGCCGACGCCGTCCGCCAGCGCCACATATCGCATCGCATCGTGGCACCATTCGTCGAAGTCGAGCAGCCTTCCGCTGAACGCGCTCTTGACGTCCGTGACCTCGGCGTAGGTGAAGCGGGTCAGCATCTCCTCGCGCATGACCTTGTCGGCCAGCGCCTCGATGGGCGTCTTGGGGCGGTTGATAATCCGGCTGTAGCCGTTCGCCCTCTTTGTCATAGCGTCGAGCTGCTTGAACAGCTTGTTGTTCTCGGCCGCGAGGCGCTCGTTGCGGCGCTGCTCGTAGTCAAGCTCGGCGAGCACGTACTGCTCGCAGTTGGTGATCTCCATCGTCATTTCACCTCTCGGATGATCTCGTTTCCGTAACGGTCGGTGATGGCCCAGTAGCCGAACATGTAGAGGTCGGGGCTGTGCGGCGGGTACTCCCTGAGCATCGTGCCGGACCACCATGCCTCCTCGGCCGCCCCGGTGCGCCATACCCACTCGGCCCTGAGGCCGCCGTCGTGGAACTTCCCGTGGCACCCGGTCGTGCCGGAGCCGCACAGGGCGAACAGCGGGCTGCGCAGCTCCCACACCCCGTTTGGCGTGACGAGCCTGAACGTCTTTCCCCACGACCTGCGGGCGACGTGGTGGCAGTTGGAGGCGCGCCTACCGCACACCGCGCACCGGGCCTGCGTCGGCTCGTATGCCGTGTCGTGCGTGTACCTCGCCCCGAGGTGGGGCTTGCCGTACAGCTCGGCGCGCTCCTTCGGCCATCCCCTCAGCAGGCCCGCGTCGAGGATCATGAGAGCCTCCTCTCGCACGCGGCGCGGGCGGCCAGCAGCCTCCGCGCGTCCTGGTACAGCCCGAACTCCGCCCTGCCCGCGGTCGTGCCCCGCGGGGCCTCGACTTTGGCCGGGTCGATGCCCGGGTGCTCGGACGCCCACCGGCGCTCCTGCTCGGCCAGCGCCTCCTCGGGCGTCCTGGTGGGCCTGAACGTCGCGGCCTCGACCTCCGAGGCGGTGGGCTTGCCGCGGCTCCGGGCCTCGGCGTCGAGCTCGCGCTGGCGGCGGTGCCACTGCCGGGCCTGCGGCTGCCAGTCCGAGATCGGCATGCCGTTGGACTTGCGCCAGCCCTGCGACGCGTAGAAGTCGAAGAACGCCTGCGGGTCGCCGTTCAGGCAGTTTGCCCCGAAGTACGCGGCGACCTCCTCGGCGGTCGGCGGCTCGAAACCCTCGGGCGCGGCGCACGCGTCCGCACTGCCCTGCACTGGAATGGCCTGGCTTGGTATGGACTGGTATGGATTGGTATATAAGGAGGGGTTTTCAGGTTCCGAAACCCCCGTTTCGGTAGTTTCCGAAACCCCGAAACCCCCGTTTCCGTTTTCCGAAACCCCCGTTTCCGAGGTTTCCGTATCCTCCGAAACCCCCGTTTCGCCCTTGGAGTCCTTGCGCGGCCTGCCGCCCTTGTTCTTGTTGCGGGCGGCGAGGCTGTTGTCGATGTCCTCGCGGAGACTCTCGAACACGGCGGAAAGCGCCCAGTCGGCGAACTCCGGCTCGATGCCGTTGGTGCCGTACTGGATGATGGCCCAGCACAGCTCCCCGCGCGGCCCCTCCGGCACGCGCTCGAGGGCGGCGGTGAGCTTCGGGAACCACGTGAACTTGCTTGCCATCAGAACCACCCCCAGAGAAGCGAAGAGAAGAACAGGAAACCCGCGGAGAAGGAGGCGGCGAACAGGGCCGCCTCCCAGTGGTCGCGGATGATGTCGGGTACGCGCCCCATCAGAACGGGATGTCATCGTCGTACACGTCCAGCTGCTGCTGGGCGGGTGCCGGCTGCGACGTTGCCGGCTGCGGTGCCGGTTGCGGCGCCGCCTGCGGGGCCTGCTGGTAGGCCTGCTGGGCGTTCCACTGCGGCGCGGGCTGCTGGGGCGCCGGATACGGGGCGTACGCCTGCGGCGCGGGCTGTGGCGCCTGTCGGGGCGGGTACGCCTGCTGCTGGTAGCCCTGCGGCGCATACTGCTGCGGCGCAGGCTGGCCGTTGGGGTTCTGGCTCATGAGGACGACCTCGTCGGGGATGATCTCGACCTTCGAGCGCCTGCCGCCCCCGTTCTTGTCCTCCCAGGAGCTGTAGCGAAGCTTCCCCTCGATGGCGACCTTCATGCCCTTGCGCAGGATGCGCGAGAGCGCCTCGGCGCGGTTGCCGAACATGGTGCAGTCGATGAAGTTGGGGTAGTCCTCCCACTCCCCCGTCTGCTGGTTGCGGCGGCGGTCGTTGACGGCCACGCCGAAGCCCAGCACCTGCGTGCCGCCCGGCGTGACTCGCAGCTCGACATCTCGGGTCAGGTTGCCCGACACTACCACTCTGTTGATGCTCATCTGTATGTCTCCTCTCCGCCGCTCGTCCATGTCCTCTGGATGTCGGCGTCTACTGTCTTGATTCGCAGCTTCAGCGCCATGATCGCCTCGCTCGATGCCTTGTAGAGGGCTTCGGCGCAGTCGCGCAGCTGCTTCTTCTCGGCTATCTCCTCGCGCCCCCGGCACAGGTCGCCGATGATAGTCACCGGCGTGCCCTTGGAGCGCTCCTCGAGGATGGCGATGCGCAGCGCCCTGCGGTAGTCCGCCTCGTTCTCGGCGTACTGCTGGCCGGTCCGCCTGAGCGTGTCCAGCTCCGCCATGAGGCGCCCGAACAGCTCCTCGCGCTGCGCGTACATGTCCTGCATGGCCTACAGGACGCGCCACGTCGGGGTGGCGCAGCAGCCGGGATGCTTCTTGAACTCCTCGTACTGCTCTTTCGACTCGAAGGCGTAGGCCGTGCCGCAGGCCTTGCACTTCGCCGTGAAGCCGCCGCTCTCGGGCGGCTTCTTCTCGGGCCTGTCCGAGAGCGCGTCCGGGTCGCTCTGCCCGTCGATGGCGAACAGGCCGCAAAGCGCGTACTTGCGCGCGTAGCTCGACGCCATCCCGGTCACCTGCGCGTCGTCGGAGCCGCTCTTGTGCTCCGCCTCGCGGGCGTAGGCCTTGAACTCCTTCTTCTCGCCGTGCCCGTCCACGAAGAACAGGGTGCACGTGGCCTCGACGTAGTAGCGGTCGCCCACCTTGCAGATGTTGTCGTGGAGCGTGAACGCCACGCCCGCCTCCTTACAGGGCTCCTTGAGCGCGGCGACGATGTCCTCGAACGAGCGGTAGCTGAACTTCGCGAACGCGTTGTAGCGCGCCTTGGGGACGGTCACGGAGCGCTGAACCTTGGCTATCGCCTGGGAGAGCGTCATCTTCTCGTCGTCCATCTAGCACACCCCCTTGCACTTGATGGTGCCGGTGATGCCGCGCTCGCGCAGCGCCGCGGCGAGCAGCTCCATCTGCGAGCGCGTGGCGGACGGGATCTCGACCGTCCACGCGCAGGACAGCTCGGGGCGCGCCGCGACGGCGGGTTCCGCCCGGCGCCTCGGCGCGGGGCGCGGCGCGGGCTTGGACTCTACCGCCTCGCGCATGGCGGCGATGCGGGCGTCCTCCTCGTCGGCGGCGCGGGCGGCGTTGAGCGCCGAGCCAAGGTCGAGCGTGCGGAACAGTTCGCGCTCGGCGACCTCGTAGTGGGCCATGGAGTCGCGCTGGGCCTTGAGCGTGTCCCAGTCGCGCGCGACGGCTGAGACCTTGGCCTCGAGCGCCTTCTTCGCCTTGACCTCGCCGAAGCCCTTGTTGAGCCACTGCTTCTCGTGGAGGCGCTCGTACGGCACGACCGGCGCGAGCAGCTCCGCGAACGTCTCGTAGTGCTCCTTGAGCTTGGCCATTGCGCGGGACTTGCGGTCCTCCTCGGCCTGGTCGAGCTGCGCCTTGATGCCGTCCGACGCGCCGTCGATGATGGACGTGATCTCCTTGCAGCGCTTCTCGAAGGCGGCGAGCGGCTTGTTGTACTCGCGCTTCACGGCCTTCCGGCGCTCCTCTATCTCTTTCTTCAGGCCGTTGAGGTAGAGGCGGTCGTTCTTGGCCTCCTTGATGGACTCGTCCTTGGTCAGGTCGTACTTGGCGCCCTCGTAGTCCGCGACCTTCGCGCGGATGCTGTCCTCCATCGCGTCGAAGTTCGCGCTGATGACGGACGGCGAGTACGTGACGACGAGGTCGGGCGCCCCCTGCTCCTCGATGACCTCGGCCACGACCTCCTCGGCCCCGTTCTCCTCGGACATTACCTGACCTCCTCGTTGAGCATCCGGTTGTACTTCCTCTCGGTTATCGCCTCGTCGATGACGGCGGCGTGCCCGACGATCCACTTGGACAGCCTCTCGCGCGCGTCCATGAACCTGTCGAACGACTCGTCGGTCTTCGTTATGAGCGAGACGGCGAACATCGCCTGCTCCTCCGTGGCGAGGTCGGCCAGCTCGGCGAACATCCCCTTGTAGTCCTCCATCACTCGGTCACCTCCCCGTCGTGGCTCACGAACAGGATCTGGGGCTGCTTGCTCTGGATGGACAGCCAGACCTCCTCGCCGCTCTTGCGGATGGCGTCGAACGCCGCGCTGTCCTCCGTGTCGACCTCGAACTGCAGGACGGCGACGCCGCCCTTAACGGTGGCCTGCTTGAACTTGGCCTCGATCTCCACCGGTATGTTTGTGCTCTCCATTGCTATTCCTCCCTGCCTGCGCCCGCGAGCATCGCCGCGAACGTCTCCAATGTCATGGTCACGAACTGCTCGCCGGGGATGGCGGTCCCGCGGCGCTTCCAGACGACCACGCCGTATTCGGCCCCGCGGTTCCTGCGCTCGGTCTCCGCCTCGCGCAGCCACTTGGGCAGCTCGTGCCTTCCCTGGTAGTCCTTGCACTCGATCGCGATGCCCCGCCCGGCCATCGACACGCCGCGGATGTCTCCCGTGTCGTGCGAGCCGGTCTTGACCTGCCTGTCGATGTCGGCCCCCAGCCTCCCGGCGAGGTAGTCGGCGACCAGTCGCTCGAACCTCGTGCCCGCGTCCCTCGCGGTCCTCCTGCTCCTACTCATCGACGAAACCGTCGCTCTTGGAGCGGTGCTTGTTGAATGCGTGCCTCAGGTGCGGGTAGCGCGCCTCCATGATGCGGGCGAGGCTCGGCGCGAGGCCGTTCTTCACGCCGACGTGCAGCTCGTTGCGCACCATGTGGATGAGGTAGTTGATCGAGACGTAGCCCTTGCGGTTGAGGCGGGTGGCCTGCTCGACCATGAAGTCCCACGCCCGCGGGTGCTCTCCTATCCACGCGCGCGCGTCCGCCATGTCCTGCTCGCCGTCCGCGCCGAGGCCGAATATCTCGAGCTGGTTGCTCATCGGCTTCTGGCGGTATCTCTCGTCGTTACGCATTGACGGCCCCAGCAGCGCATGCGGCCTTGGCCGCCTGGACCGCGCCGTCCATCGTCGGGAGGACGAAGACGGTCAGGACCGCCGCGAACAGGACCGCGGCGGCGATGAAGCCGACCATGGCCCCCGCCCTGAACGCATCGGAGTCGAGCTGCTCGCGGGCGGTCGGTCGGTATGACTTGGGTGCTATGATGGTCTGAGCCTCATGTCTGGGGCTGTTTCGGCGAGTGCTCGCAAGTTGGTAGCTGGGGGCGCTCGCTTCTTTGTATGTGTACATCTTGTGTTCCCTTCTGATGTTTTCGCAGGTAGATGCTGGTGTGGCTTTTAGGGTGGCTATTTTGGGACTTTTTTGGCGCGGCTCTTGGCGCTGTAGCACCTCTGCCGCTCCCTGTCGTTCCGCTTGGCCCTCGCCGCCTCCTCGCGCATCGCGTTTGCCTGCTCCCTGAGGTCTGCCACGTGGCCCTCCTTCGTGCACTCCGCGCACCAGCCGTTCGCCCTGTTCAGCGGCTTGAACGTCGTGCGCCCGCACTTCGGGCACATCCAGCGCTGACGGAGCGATATTCCGCATCTGCGCGCCTGCCACTTGACCGCGTCGGTGCTGCGGCCCAGTGCCTTGGCTATCTCCTTGGCTCCGTCGCCGGCGTGTTCCCTCAGGTACCGGATCTCACGTGTCGACCATGGCCTCACTGTCTCTTGCTCCCCTCCTTCCTCTCCCATTCCCGGTATGCCGCCCGAAGCGTCGAGCACATGGCGTCGAGCGCTATCTCGCGCGGGTTCTTGGGCTTGTTCTCCTGCTGCTTGGCCTCGCTGGCCATTTAGACCGCAGCCATAGCGTTTACGGCTCGCTCATCGCACATGTCGAGCAGGTAGCTGGCGTTACAGCCATAGAATCGGCATGCACGGTAGATAAAGTCTCCTGGCATGCTTCTTGGGTCGTTCTCGTATTTCGCAAGCGTTTTAGGAGATACGGCGAGCTTTGAAGCCGCCTCCGCTTGCTTCAGTCCGAGACGCGTACGCTCAGATGCTAGGTTCCTCATTGGTACTTCCTCCTATCAACTATGCATCTGGTTAGTACTTACGAGCTTTATAGTACGCACGGTACTAGTACATGTCAAGAAGAAATCTGTACAATTGCGCTTTATATTGGTACTATGCGAACTATAAGAAGTAAGCGTTTACAGATTCTAAGGAGGGCGTGAGATATGCATACGCGGTTGAAGGAGGTTCGTAAGGCAGCCGGCTATAAGCAGCAGGATGCCGCCGAGGCCTTCGGCGTTTCCCTCGGTACATATAGAAACTGGGAACAGGGGCGAGTCATCATGAATGGCGAGCAGCTTATCGAAGCGGCCCGTTTGTTCAACTCAAACGTTGATTACATATTGATGACCGACGTATGCGCAAGAGAATTTGATATGCAGCGCCGTGAACTTGATCAGCTCTTTGATGAATTAAGCGCAGAAGGTCGAGCGGTATTGCTCGATGTTGCAAGATCGCTTTCTTTGCATATATCTAATGATGCTCAGACTGGCGTTTACGTTTAGGAATAGCTATGAGTCTTAAAGACCTTCGGCAGCGTTCTGGGTTGACGCAAAAAGAGGCCGCGAACGTGTTCGGCCTCAAATACCGGACCTATCAAAACTATGAGCTTGGAAACACTAGCCCCGACATGGACACGGCGGCTGAATTTGCCCGTTATTTCAAATGCACCATCGGAGAGCTGTTCGACCTTGAAGAAGGTGACGGTGAACAAATTGGCGGACCTGATCGCGAGCTTTTGAATCTATTTAACTCAATGAGTAAAGACGGCCAAAAGGCTTTAATGGCCACTGCAAAAAGCCTCGCCGAGACTTTTCCGTTAGAAAAAGAGAGCGGGGTGCGTTAAATACAGGCCAGATTGAAGGAAGTTAGGAAGCTCACTTGAGAGAAACCTGCTGAAGGAATAGGGATAGCCACGACATGGAATACCGCTACGTACTTGCCCATTACTTAGATAAGGCAGGGATGTCACAGGCTGAGCTAGCTGCCAAAATCGGCTCACCGCGCTCGACGGTCTCTGCGCTCCTCAGCGGAAGGGCCAAGGAACCAACGTTGGGGAAAGCAAAGGCCATAGCTGACGCATTGGGCGTATCTCTCGATGAAATGGCAAGGAAAACGCTTGGAGAGTGATAGCCACGATGGCCGCAAGGTTAAGGCTGAGAGAAGCCAGACTGAAGTACGGAGCTAAGCAGTCGGAAGTCGCATCGATACTGGGCGTTTCCGTATCCAGCTATTCAATGATGGAGAGTGGCACGCGCACGACAAGTGGCGACAAGATTGCCAAGCTCGCAAGGTTCTATGGATGCTCAGCGGACGAGCTGCTAGGAACTAGCGCGTGGGAAGCTCACGACATGCAGCTGGCGCGCGCACTGAATGAATACATTACCGAGCTCGGCATGCGACAGGTCGACGTTTGCCGAAAATCGGGCCTATCAGACGCCCACGTCTCACAGCTTTTCAGCGGAAAGATAAGAGACCCGAAGGTTAGTGTCGTGAGAAAGGTTACTCAAGCCATGGGAATATCCGTGGACGACCTACTCGATAGAGCAGAGTCATACCGCGAGTAAACACTAAAGAGCCCCGTCGGCAGCGCTGGTACCGCTTTAGCCGACGGGGCATCCAACCAGTGCACCCATGCAAACTCAACTTGAAGGAAGGGTGACATACACATTATGCCAAAGAGGGCAGTGATATACGCGAGGTTCTCGTGTAACAGGCAGCGCGAGGCGTCCATCGAGGACCAGCTGCGCGTCTGCCGCGAGTGGTGCGCGCGCGAGGGCTACGAGGTCGCGGCGGAGTACTGCGACCGCGCCGTGTCGGGGCGCACCGACGACCGACCCGAGTTCCAGCGGATGATAGCCAACGCCGGCGAGAGCGAGATCGTCCTCGTCTACATGATGGACCGCTTCAGCCGCGGCGAGTACGACGCGCCGATATACAAGCGCGAGCTCGCCACGCACGGGGTCAAGCTGGTCTCGGCGCTCGAGCAGATACCCGACAGCCCGGAGGGCATCATCTACGAGAAGCTGCTCGAGGGGCTCGCCGCCTGCGAGTCGAGGAAAACCGCCATCAGGACCAAGCGCGGCATGGAGGGCAACGCCCTCAAGTGCAAGACAAACGGCGTGCGCATCTTCGGATACCGCAGGAACGAGGACGACGAGTACGAGGTCGACGAGGCGCAGGCGGCGTGGGTGCGCGAGGCCTTCGCGCTGAGGCTGGAGCGCATGTCCATGAACGCGATAGCGCGCGAGTTCGCTCGGCGCGGCCTCAGGACGCGCAAGGGCAGCCCGTGCGGCCAGGCGATGGTGCAGCAGATGCTGCGCGACCGAAGGTACACGGGCAGGTACGAGTGGGGAGGCATCGTCCGCGAGGGCGGGATGCCGGCGATAGTGGACGAGGTGACGTTCATGGAGGTCCAGGGAATCAAGTGCCGCAAGCAGCGCTCGAGCGAGAACTGGGGCGACTTCGCCCTCGCGGGGACGGCGCTGTGCGCGGAATGCGGCAGGAACCTGCAGGGCGTGAGCGGCAGGGGCCGCAACAACGTGAAGTACGAGTACTACAGCTGCCCGGGGTCGTGCGTCCGCAACATCAGGCGCGAGGAGCTCGAGGGCTCCATAGCCTCGGCGCTGCGCGGGCTGCTCGGCGACCGCGGCGAGGCGCTGCAGATAGCCAACATGGTAGCGGAGCGCGCGGACACGGCCGAGGTGCGGGCTCGCCGCAGGCAGGCCGAGGACTCGCTCAGGGCCGCGGAGAGGGGCCTGAGGAACATCCTCAACGCCATCGAGCAGGGCGTGATAGCGCCGGGCGTGAACGAGCGCATAGCCGAGCTCGAGGAGCAGCAGGCGCGCGCGAGGTACGACCTCGAGGCCATCACGGACGAGCGGATAGACCCGGAGCGCTTCGCCGACTTCCTGCAGTGCGGGACGGCGCTCGACGACGCGACGCTGCTGAAGGCGTTCGTGTGGCAGGCTGTCGTCTCGGAGGACGAGATACTGGTCACGCTGAACTACGACAAAAAGGGCGAACCCGCCAGATTGGACATCCAGCGGGTTCGAGCAAAATTGGAATGGTGCCCCATGTTGGATTCGAACCAACGGCCTTCTGCTCCGGAGGCAGACGCTCTAATCCCCTGAGCTAATAGGGCCAACGCTTGGCATTATACCCAAGTGCACCACGGGCTATCAA